AGGCCATGGATAATATTCTTGTAACCATTCTAATACATCTAGATTTAAAAAAACATCTGTGGGTCGCGCATAGAGCCTAGCTTGGGTAATCAATAAAGAAGCTCCAGCAGGATTAACTCTGTATGCATGAGCACCTGGGAAGTATCTTTTAGATGTTAGAGCGTTTAATCCTAGACGTTCAGGTATATTAAATTTACCATAAGATGGCTTTCCTAGATTAATACATCCTCCAAAGTGCATGTCTGGAATAGTATCTACTACTACTGCATCATGCTCAAAGATGGTTACCTTCTGTCTAATCTCTGTACAGTGTTTCCATAAAGACCAATGTGAGTGAAAAGCAGCCATACAATTTTCTAATCGAGAATACTTTTCTTTAAAGCCTTCAGGTTTAATTCCTGCGTCTAAAAGAAACGCTGATAGTAGCTCGTTAGGTGTAGTTGCTTCCCACTTCTCTATTTCTAATCCATGTCTTGCTCCTGATTCAATACATCTTTCAGCTGCAGCAACAGACGCAGGAGTTTGAGACATAGTGATTACATAGTGTTTCATAGTGTGGTTGTACTCCTTGTGTGTTGCACTGTAGTGAAGAACTTGCGAGTGACATACAAATTAGGAACTAATTGCTTACACATCAACGCATCATTAGGCCACAATCCGTATTCCTTCACAAGGTTCAACATGTGCTTTGCGCCTTGGGGTTTAATTATATATGCAGAGTTTCCAGCCAATCCTTGAGGAACTGTTATATCATCTATTGTAGGGGCGCGCTGAAACATTTCCTGACCCTGAATTATTTTATGATAATATTCATTTGATTTTCTTGTGCACCCCAGAGGATTATTGATACCAATGATATCTCCTGTAGTCTCTTTTAAATCCAGCTTAGTTAAAAAGTATGCGTCATGCTCTAAAATAAGTATTGGATCCTCTAACATAGAAGCCTTCATCCAAAGAGTGTAGTGTGATAATGCTGCTGCTATTCTAGCTTTAGGACGAGCTGTAATATATGCTGATTTGACTAACCCAGTCGCAAAGTCAGACACCTTACCTTCCCAGGGGTAGTTCCATTTTATATTGTATGTCTTTAAAAGCCTATCCACATCGTTAGGTACTACAGCATCGAATCTTTCTATCTCAAAACTGTTCTTAACTCTAAACGAACTTTCTTTCAACTTACTAAAAGCAAATTCTGAGACTTCCATGTCTTTGATGACTACTGCATATGCTTTCATTGTACTCTTATAATATAGCTATCGGGTTCACCAGACTCTTTGCGAAGATCAAATCTCTTGGAGTGTTTACCGTCCAATTCTCTCAAAAAATCATTCATTTGTAAAATGTTATATCTATCTGAATGCTTTTGGATCCACCAATGTTTCATTTCTTCAGTTGTCATAATATCAAGAGGCCACACATCTTCAATATAAAACCTGCCACCCTTCTTCAGAAGAGGATATAGATTATGCAAAGTTTTTGCATTGGCACTCGGAGTGTGCAACCCATCGTCTATTATAACATCAAAACGAATTCGGGGCCACATCTTTTTGATCTGATCCCGCACAGCAATATTTGTACTGTCACCTTTTAGATACTTTACTCGTTCGTTGTTGAGCACGGGAATGTCTTCCGGTTTTACCCGTTTAAAGATATCGATACCATATATTGTGGCATTGGGGAAAAACTCTAGCCAAGCCTTAATACTGTCCCCTCTAAACACACCTACTTCTAGGATGTTAATGTGATCATTTCTAATAGTATCAAATTCTGGTTCATAAACTTTATGATAGTTGTGTTTAGAGGCTTTATCACATCCAGCTTTATTAAATAAGTTTTCAAGCATACATCGTGTTCCTTGTAGGACCAGAGTCAAAATCATAACCCCAGTGTTCAATATCTTTCTTGTACCAATCAGCTACTATCTGAATAGTGTTATCTGTATATACATCTCTATATGTACCTTTATTAACTGCAGTGACATTACGAGCTGCGCTCATTTCCACCAGATTGAAGTATCTGCATAAGTCAGCATTAAGATTCTCAAACCGAATAATGTCACAACGTACACGGCCAGTATCATCACTGACATGATCAAAAGCAGGGTACCAACCTCGAACAGCTCGATGCCACATATACTTTTCTTCACCCCACTTATGGCGTTCTTCAAGGAATGCTTCAAACGAACTAACATCTGCATATTCTTTACTCACTTTTCTCTCTACTTCAATTACTTTCTTAGCAAAGAAGTAGCGGCTAACAACCCTATCCCAAGGATTGCGAATGACAGCAAAGGCGTTGTTTCTATCACGTACTGAGGGATGAACGTCACGCCACCTAGCATGTTCAAAGCCATGATGATCTCCTAACGAATTCATTTTATCTAATACAGCTTGGGAGTACTCTGGCGACTTATGTATATTACTACCTGCTAACATAATTCTATTGTTAAGCATTGGACTACGGCGGATAGTCATACCAGCATTCTTAGGGATATGAATGAATAGTTTATACATATTTCATCAGCTCCTCTACATTCTCACCTCGATTAGGAAGTTTGTCTTTCAAAAAGAAATGAACGAAGTTGCAGTCTTTAATCTTATCCATTCCAATACCAGTGAACAATCCATTCCATTTCCAATCAAGATTGTTCACAGCCATCTTCTCTTCTTTGACCCACACATTAAGAAGTGTCTGATCTGTAGACCACTTCCATGCTCCAACACCATCTACAAATGGTTTGAATCTAGGACGGCGTAAGAATTGTTGGGGAGTTTCTCCGTTAAGATATTTCTCGATAGATTTGTTGATAACCATCATGCCCATGTTATAGAAGTCTGCACCCGCCTTATGATCCCAGTTAAACAAATTGCTGAGCCCAGGATGAGCATATTGCATGCGTGTATAGTTAGCCAGCTTTTGTGTATAAGCTGGTACTGTTGGCATTGATCGTTCTAGAACTCCAGCAAAATCAACACTAGTGCCAGCAGCGGCAAAAATGCAATCTTTGCAATCAGGCCGTACGTAAATATCAGCGTCAATAATAGCAATTTGATCATACGACTTGAGGTAGGAGAAAGCATTCTCTTTCTCATAGATCGGAAGGAATCCACCATATTTTTCATACGATTCTTTACTCCTATTGCTAGTAAAAGGATCAGGCTTAATCATTAGGATAGGTGTTCGTTGCTGAACGTAGTCAGCTCCTATCCGCTTTGCATACTCAGCGACCGACTGGGTGCAGTGATCGTACAGCTTGCTCTTCTTGCCCGTGTACACCTGATAGATTAGTTTTTTCATTTTCATAACTCTTTATAATATCTTTGGCAATTTCCATTGCTTCATTGAATCGCTTGCGGAAACGATTGCTCTTTGCACCATGATTAATAAAGTAATATAAACTATCTATATCACTACTATATGTAGGCAAATCATAAGTCTTGCGGTAAGACACAATATTCTCATACTGAGTCCTAAGATTGAGAACAACAAACAAAGAGTTTTTATCCATTGAGTTGTTGGGGTGGGTCATCGTCAAAGCCTTCATATTCATCATACATAACCTCGTTCAAGCTGAATCCTGGTAGAGTTGTTTCGTTCTCGCTTGCGCGAATGCGTTGGGTTTTGTCCAACGAAATCTTCTTGTTACGATCTTTCTTTTTATTGCGAGGATCGTATCTCCCAAATTTAGCCATTAGAAACCTCCTTGGCCGAACTCCCTAGTGTTTTCGATATAAGCTCCAAGTTCATTGAACCCGCCAATAAACTTGCCATGATGCCATATTGCTGGCACTGTTTTGATTGTGATACTCTCTGCGCTTGCTTTCTCTTTTAATGCAGCCAGATTAGCCTCACCATCAAACCGATCGTCTACTGAATAGTACTCAAACTTAAATCCATACTGATGACAAAGCTCCTTAGCCTTGTCGCACCACTCGCACATTTCCTTCCCGTAGATTATAAACTTCATGATTCCATTCCTAACATTTCCTTTGTCATAATATAGTCTCGAACAAAGTCTGATCTAACGATATCTTCCCAACCAAAGTTAATAATCTCAAACTTCTTTAGTTGTTCAACAATTGTCAAGAACTTAATGATACCATCTTTTTCATCTCTGTACTTGAAATCAGACTGCAGATAGTCTCCTGCAAATATAATTCTAGATCCTTTGCCCACTCGTGTTATAACAGAATCCAATTCATGAAACGAAAGGTTCTGCATTTCATCTACCAATATTACAGCATTATCTAAAGTAAGTCCACGGATAAAAGATGTAGATTCAAATTGAATTTTCTTTGCTGTAACAGCTCTGCCCCACGATTGTGTATCTCCGAACAACTCACAAGCAATAGCTTTATAAGGTGAAGTAAACACGTCTTCCTTTTCTTCTTTTGTTCCTGGCAAGAATCCCAACTCTCTTGTAGGAACCATTGAACGAATTATTACTAGTCGATCCTGCTCTGTATCTGGATCTAACACCTGCTCGAGTCCAAGATACATTCCCATGAATGTCTTACCAGTTCCGGCAGAACCAGTCAACACCAGATTGTAATCATCTTCCCAAGCATCGTATGTCAGCTCTTGGTTTTTAGTAATAGGGTGATACTCAAGCAGATCGTCAAGTCTAACCTGCAAAGAGTTGTGGGATTGCTTATGACGTTTTTGTGACATTATATATTAATCGTGTTATCTTTTCCAGAGCCTTTTTTAATCTCCCTTAGTGTATCTTTCCATCCATCTGAAGTCAGTCTGGCTGTTCCTCCAACACCCGAAACAATCTTAGGAGCCACTAGCTTTTGAGTGTAATCTCCACCTGCTATTAGCTCATCTCGTTCGGTAAAAGATAGGATCATATCCCGTTCTTCGCCGGTTTCTTTATTAATCATTGTGTAAGTTGGCATTGTGTTTCCTATTAAAGTAATGTGGCTAGCTTTTACACTAGCCACCTTAACCCTCCGTATGTTAGATGTGAACAGCAATTCTAGATTCTAGAAACTCCAACTTCTTTGATAACTTTGCCACTAGAGTTGATTTACCCTTAGCTGATAGCTCTGTTATATATTCCCGAAGTTCTTGTGAGTCTTGTTGAAGTACAGAAAGCTGAAAATCAGTCATACACATCTCCTTAATTGTTTTTGTTTAGGTTAATGAACCAGTCCTGGAAAGGCCTCCTCTACTAATTTTTTAGTAAGGCCTTTGGCCAGCTGCTTTTTTGCCACCATCTTTAATAGAAGTTCGGCATCGTCAGGGTGGATTTGTTCTATCAAACGGATGAATATACTCTCTCGTTTGAAGGCTGGAAGATTGTCGCCTGAACCACCCTTTATTAAATCATTAAACTTACGTGTTTGTTTGAGAAGGTTAGATGGAACGCTACGCTCTTCTGCAGCCTCAAACGGAGGTCTACCAGGTGGGAGGTTCCACTCTACTTTTGAATGATATGCACCAACCAATACATCTTTCAATGCTTGAGTCTCATGTTGTTTCAGAAGGGAGATCTTTTCTTCTCTGGTCTTTGCTTTTGAAACCAGTTCAATAATTTCATGTATTCTTTTAGTCACGTGGTGTGCCATTATACAAATTCCTCAACACTCTCTAACAACATTCTACATCTCTTTTCAACAAGGTACGGAAACACTTTTCCTCTGTCGCTTGCCTTTTGATTGGTGTAATTATATATAATTTCTTTTCTGATGGGATCCGGTGTTTCCGACAGATCAATCAACTTTTTATTACGGAGATAGTTACGATAGGTTTCTTCGCCCATACTTTTGGGATCGTTTATTAGCTGATCAACTATCTTCTGGCGCAGAGGTGTCTGACGAATACCTTCAACAAACACATTGTCACCACTAAGAACATTAGGAACACCATCAGAAGTATCCCCCTTGAGAATTAACTCCATGAGCTGCTTACGAGGTGTATCTGTTTTGATGAACTTCTTCTGCACAGGAGAATACTGAGCAACATTATCATACTTCTGTAGCTGAGCAAAGTCCTTGTCACCAGATATGATCATAACATCTTCGTGCTGACCAAACTCCTGAGTCATATCACAGAGCACGCCAATGATGTCATCAGCTTCACACTCCTCGACCTCTACAACCTTGTATGGAAAGTTCTCTTTGATCTCTTGCTGAACCATATTAGTAATGCGGAATAGCTCTGTCCAATCCATCTTAGATTCTTTGCGGGCGTCTTTACGTTTGAACTTGTATGGAGGAAAAGCATCCTTACGCCAATTCTTGAATCCGTCACAGCAGATGACTACTTCACCATACTTTGCTTTATTCTTTACCCGATGCATCCGAATACTATTAAGGATCATGTGGCGAACCATATTCTCTTCAACTTCCATTTTCATAGCAACAACATTACTAATAGCAATTGCATTATAATCAATCAGAATCATTATTATTCCTTATATGTTTAGAGTGGATCTTACATCCGATAAATTCATTGTAGTACTCGTCACTGAGCAGTACATCATATTGAAATTGTAGCTTAGCTTCATAGTAAGAACATTCACCCTTAGTTCTACATAAGTATAGCACATCTCTACGGTAGTTGTCAACACCTTTTTGTTCCACAAGTTGTTTCACCTCGGTAGAGGAGCCATAGTACTTACGCCAATCGCTTTCTACACGTGTTTTAACGCGTCTCTTGCGCGTCTTAGTCTTGGGGAGGATCTTTGGCTTCCAGAAGAACTTCTTGCCAATATACTTCTTTCCTGTATCGATTTCGGTTATCATATAGACAAACCCTTGATACTGTTCGGGTGTTTCTTCGAACACCTCATCATTATAATACCACATAAAAAATAAGCCCTTTCGGGCCTATTTAGTCTTCATCTTCCATTAGCTCATATGAGGTCGGATATCCACACATTGGACAGTTCTGAGGTGCCTCATCGTTATCAATAACCATTACCTGCGTTTCTGTATCACAGGCGACACAATCTGTCCAATATTCTTCTTCCATGTGTTTTTATCTCCTACATACACAAATCTTCATACCTGGAGGTATATAGGCGGTGACGACTTTTGTCGCCACCCCTACGTGATGTGAATAAATTAAAAAGTAATCTCACATGCGCCACCTTGACATGCAACTGCACCCATTGTATCAATCTCTGTGAATCTCTTCTCATCCAGTTCATCAACAAAGTCAATAGAATTAATGTTCTGTTGAATCTTTGTCCACTTGTGAAGAAGGAATACATCTTTGAGACAATACTCTGCTTCTTTGAGATCATTCATAAAGTAGTTGTCAGCAAA